TTCTATGGTTGGTGATGTTCTTAAAGTTGGTTTGAGTTTCCTATCTATGTATTCTTGTTCAGCAAAATTAACGGACAAGAACATAGATATGTTCCTTAGTAGAGTTTCGAAGGTGCCACAAGCATTCGAAGGTTCTTCTACTCTGGTTACTTGGATTCTCGATATCGTTGGAAAAATGGTAAACCAGATTCGTGTCCAATTTCTTGGTCTTCCAATGAAAGCTTGGGCTGATGCTAGTGAACCTGTTATTACTGCCTGGTGCGAAAAGGTCATGGTCATTTATGAAGAAGGCTATCGTGGGAAACTTCGAGTATGTTCTTCAAATTCTGATCGTGTGATTAAGATCATCAAGGAAGGTGAGCAGCTTCTTCAGAAAAGAGCCCGCGAACGTGAATTCGCCCAAGTTGCTTCCGTCATTCGTGAGAATTTAGTTCTCATGCGTAAATTACAAGAGAAGTTCTTTGGCGTTAATTTGTCGTCGTGTGGCCCAAGGATGGAGCCAGTAGTCGCCCTATTTAGTGGGGCTCCCGGCACTGGGAAAAGTTGGCTATTAATTCCAGTCATTTTGACTGCTATTGCCAAACGTATTCCTAGGGAGCAAATTCCAGATCTTTTACGAGACTGGAAAACTCATTTGTATGCTCGTGAACCTGAGCATGAATATTGGGATAACTACAAGCAAGAGATGGCTGTTTTCATTGATGACTTTGGGCAACATAAAGATGTTGCGGGTGTTAAAGACACAGAATATTCAGATGTGATTAGGTGTGGAAATATTTTTCCTCACATTGTTCATTCAGCTAATTTGCTAGATAAAGGCAACTTGGATTTCACGTCTGAATTCTTGATCTTGTCATCAAATACAACTGAATTTGAAAACCAGATAGCAAGTATAAATTATGCTGAAGCTGTCACACGTCGGTTTGATTTTTCATATATTGTATACCCGCGTATTGAGTATGTTGACGTTCACGACAAAAGTTTTCAACAACACGATAGATCAACGTGGAGATTTAACAAAAATCATCCAGTAATTGCTAAGAAGGAATTTAGTCCTGATGTTTATGATTTCGCAGTTTACTCTTATCGTACCGGAAACGGTGGGAAAGGAAGAGAAACTGGTGAGATTCATGACTTTCATCAAGTCGCTCAAAACATGGCAAATCTTCATGCTGACCGAACCGAAGTGGCAGATAAATATACAAAATATTGCCACAAAGTCATAGTGGATACTCTTGCGGAAAGAGACCTTGAAGAAAATCCTGTTGAGGAAAGGTCTCCACAACCTTTTGATGTTAAGGCAGATACCATGCGAATGGTAGACCTTGCTGCAACATTAGAGATTCCGAAAGATTTCCACTTTAAAGCTCAAGGCCTCGCTGATCCTGGTTCTGGAAATCGGAAGGACTGTTTCAACAGATACTCTGAGATTCTTCATGGCAAGTCTGCCCACCCCGATTCTCTTGATCATTATGAGAACTTATTTGAGGGTGAGGATATAGACGTTGTGATGGAGGATGCCATTGATGAAGAAGACAAAAATTGTTTTTGCAATCTGACCAGCTTTGATGAGATTGAAGATTCACATAGTCCTATGGGCAACGTGGAGAAGTTCCTTGCTGAGAGTTTGTTTAATCCAAATACTCTTCCTCAGTTAGATCAACTTGAAGGAATTTCTAACTCTATATGGTTTGATACCTTGTTTGAATTAAACCCAACGCCATTTACGAATGCCTACAAAAACGGTGGTTTACCCGCCGTCAAAAGAGGATATTTAAAGTTGTGGCGATCTGTTGAGTTTTCTCTCAATTCACCTGAACGTATCTTAGCACGTAAGAAATCTTTTGCGTGTGCTAAGGTGCCTGCTGAGCGCAGTGCTAAATTAGCTCAGAAGGTATCTACTTGGTTCGGAAAGGTGAAAGAAAGGGTTAAAGACCTGTGGAATAGATATCCCATGCTTCAAACGCTAGCCGCTTTTATTGCTGGCTTTACTTTTGTTAAGACCATTTTGTCAATGTATGAATGGTTTACAAAGGAGGAGGAGGAGGAGGAAGAATATTCCGCCGAAAATGGTGGTGAATCTGGAGAACGATCACGTGGTTCTCGGAAGAAACAAACACGAGCTATTCGCAACAAGGACAAGAACAAGATGATTTCTCAAGGAGGTGCAGACGTTAATTGTGATCAAGTATGTGCATCAGCATGTGCTCATAACATTTATCGTTTATACTATCCTGGTAACCCGTTGAAGGCGGGTTATGTTCTTGGT